CGTGTCAGAGATTCCCTTTGCCACTTTTCCGAATCCGATTGACAACGGACCGATAGCAGCAACCACGAGACCGACTTTGAGGATTGTTTCTTGCTGTGCCGGAGAAAGCGACGTGAACCACTTTGTCAACTCTTGAATCTTTCCGGTCAGTTTCTCAATCATAGGTGCTGCGGATGTCTGTGCTGTGGATGCTAGTGTCGACAATGCCAGTTTTGCGTTGTTCATCGCAACTTTTGCATTATCAATCGGGTCGAGAGTTCCGTTGTAGGTGTCCTCGACCGTCGTTCCGTATTCCTCCATTGATGACGACAGACTGGTGAGGTCGATTCGATTCTCACGAATCGCCTTTGTCATTTCTGCTGCACCTTTCTTTCCAAACAGTTCCGTTGCAATCTGCATCGCCTCGGTCTCTGTTTTTGCGTTCTTGATGCTGCCGATGGTCTCTGACAACGCCTCGTCCATTGATTTTCCCTCTGCTGTGGCGTTCTGTAATGCCTTTTTAAGACCCGCCATTGCTTGAGTTGAATCAACACCGTTTGCATCGAATTGAGCCATCAAATTGATTGCTTGAGGCAATGACAGACCCATTTCTTTGAATGCTGCGTTGTTATCAAGTACATTTGATTCAAGCGTATCAACGGAGATTCCGGTTTCCTGTGCCTTTGCCGTGAGCAATCCTAACAGGTTTCCCGTCTGTGATGCATCCACGTTCCACGCTTTCATGATTTTGTCGACTTGGTCAACTGACTGTGTGACGTTTGTTCCATTGATTGTTGCAAACTGTATGAACTGTTTTGAGGTCTTTTCAAGTTCCGTTCCTGTTGTATGGAATCTTGTGTTGACTTCTCCGATTGCCTCGCCTACCGTCGACATATCCTCCGGCATTGTGCCGAAAACATTATCCGCAGACTTTGTCAATCCCTCAAGTGCCTCTCCGGTTGCTCCGGTCTTTGTCACTATGGTGTCATATCCCTCGTCGAGTTCTTTGAACGCTGCAATAGATGCTGCACCGATGCCCGCAATTCCGGCAGAGACAACCGACATTTTCTTTCCGAAACTTTCCATCTTTGTTCCCGCCGTATCGCAAGCGGTCGCAAATTTTTCAAGTTTATTATCTTTCAACTGGTCATTAACGTTTTTTAGTTCTGCCTCCATGTTCATGAGAGCAGTTTTTGACTTTTCCGTCTTTACTGTCTGATTTGCAAGTGCGGTCTCTGTCTTTCCGATTGCTGTCTCATTTGCAGTAAACTCTTTCTCTAACTTGTCAAGTTCCTCTTTGAGTGCCTTTGACTGTTCGGAGTTCTTTCCGGTCTCTGCTGTCGATTTCTCATAAGCCTCTTTTGCAGCATCAATCTTTGTTTTGAGTTCCTCTTGCTTTGTCTTTTGGTCTGACAGTTTCTTTGTCAACTTCTCCTGCTGCTCACTGTTCAATTTCACGATGTTTTTCTGCACCGTGATTTTTTGAGTGAGCGATTCGGCTTTTGCCTTGAGGCTGTCTGTTTCTGACCCGAACAACTTTGCTTTCGTCGCTGCCGTCGTATATTCCGCAGACAAGACTTTCATCTGCGATGCTGCTGATTTCATTTGCGATTGATAACTGCTCGAATCTGCCGATATTTTGACGCTTGTATAAGCCATTCGGTCGCCTCCTCTCTTACTGATTTTCGTTGATTGTATCTAATTCAAATTTTAAGTAGTCCAACAACGTGACAATGTTCTCTTTCATGCATTGACTGTATGAGTTTTTCAATAGCCGAATCGCAATTTTTACAACACGGTCAACAATTTCCCCGCAGACTTTCCATTGATTTTCCTCCGGTTGTTCATCCTCGTCCTCATATCCATTTTCACGGTCATAGTCATCGAATGCGGATGCCTCTTTTTCCACCTGCTCAACCTCGACGATGTTCAGCATCTTCTCTGCAACAATATTCTGCATGATGAAATGAACCGTCTTGATTGCCGTCAGAAATTCAACTGCATCAATCTCCCCGACTGCTGCAAGCGACAATTCATTCCCGAACATCTCCTGCATTATCTTTTTGTTGAAAAACATCACGCCGGAGAATTTCTCCGTGTCATTCTTTTCCATGAGACTGATATATTTTTTATACTGTTCTACCGTTACGGAATTGATGAAAAGTCTCTCACCTCTGCAAGTGACCTCGATTTCCGGTATCACTTGCCACTCTGAAAATTTTTCTCGATGTTCTCCATTCTCTTGGTGAGTTCGTCTGCAATTCCCATGTCGATGAACTGGAACTCAAGAATTAAACCTGCTGCATCAAGTCCGGTCTCCGGATTCTTTAATTCCTCAACGGTGAACTGGTCTCCGTATGCTTTGCAGATAAAAAGACCCATCGCCTCAATGTCCTGCTTTGAATACCTCTGTTTTGCGTCGACAACCTCTGCAAGTTCGAGATATTCCGTGTATGTGTCGATTGACATTTTCGGCATTGTAAACTCTTTGTTGTTGACTATAATTTTTCTTTTCATGATTTATCCTCCTGTTATATGCCCTCTTATTAGCCTAAACCGCCGTTTTTCTCCTGCACTTTGCTGAACCATGCCTTGATTGCCTCTGCTGCCTTTGTGTCTCCGGAAACGAGGTTTGATTCGTCGACCGAAATCTCATACGCATTGTCAAGACTTCTCTCATAGAATGAACCCTTGATACTCTTTGTTGTCGGAGACAATTTGCCCTCTTTTGTGCTTGCCTCCTCACTGATACCCTCTGCAAACTTTCCGGCGTATAACCATTTGAAATCATACTTTCCGTTGAGTTTTCTTTCTCTCCATCCGACAGCGACCTCCGGTGCTTTGTCATCCGCAGTCTTTACAAGAAAACCGTTCTCATATAACTGACCGAAAAGAATCTGTCTGTCCTGTGGTGCAAGTGCATTGACCTCAAGTTCGATTTCTGTTCCCTCATAGGAATTGATGACTTCCTCTGTTCCATCGTCAGAGTAAATCTTTTCGGAACTCCACTTTTCGTCAACCTTTGCTTTGATTGCTCTTGCCAGTTTGACCGGAGTTTCTGCAACGTATGCTTTCGCATCGTTCTGTGTGAGTTTTGCGATGTAGAAATCTCTACAACCGCAAGTTCTACTCCTCACAATCTTCTGTTCTGTGTCGCTAACCTGTGTTACTGTTTCGCTCATGTCTATTCCTCCGTTTCATAGAATTTTGAAAACCTTTGTGCTTTCATATAGATTCCGTCCTCCGGCTTTGAATCGTCTCCATTCCTGCCGTCAAACGAGAAATCATTTGCTTTCATGAGTGACTTGATTTCCCTCGCAAGTTCAACCTCGTCACTCTCTGAAAATATAGTGACCTGCACTGACAGCGTCACTCCCTCTGCATCGTCGTCCGAATAATTCTCGTCGTTCTCGCCCAAATCCCACAAGGTCACATGTTTGTCATGGATGTTTTTGTCATACCATCCTTGCATCACAATGATTTTCCTGTCTGATATTGGTTTTAATGCGTCGGATGCATCTTTGATGATGTCCGGACTGCTGCTCATGCTCTCACCTCATTTCAATGTGTTGTCTAAATAGGATTGATATTCCTGTTCTGCGATTTTTTGCAGTTCCGCATCTGCCTCACGCCCTGTTGCATAGATAAATTCTTGAGGCGGGCGATAGATAGTTCCCCAGTTTATGAATTTCACATAAAAATGTTCGCTGTTGTCCGACTTTTCCCATCCAACATCCGCAGACGCTCCGGTGTCTTTCACCTTGACCGCTCCCAGTGGTATGCTGTCCGCTGCATGTGATGTCACGGATGACTTTGAACCAAATCCTCGACCGGACAATTTAATGTCCGCAGATTTCGGAATCTTACCGGACATGATGTTTTTCACGACTGGTTCGCTTTGCTTGACAATCTTTTGATTGACCTCTTTTATGTCCTCGTCGCTTGCTGCGTCCTCAAATGCTTTCATAAGTTCTTTCAAACCTTGAAATTCCATCTCAATTTTCACTGCATCACCTCCGGTGTCAGATTATGACACTATGCTCCCGCTCTGCATTTCAACTGATATTTCCTGTCGTCTGTGAACATCGGACACGCATCATATATCTTGAACTCAATGCCTTTATACACTGCATAGAACTCTTTCAGATTCAATCTGATTTCCTCCATCTTGTCGCAGGCTCTCGTTTCAAACACAATCGTGTTCTCAAGACCTATCTGCAAGGCATTGTATTTCTCGTTTGTTCCCAAACTCTTGACATCGCACCAACATGAGAAAAATTCCTGTTCCTCTTGCTGCCGTCTGCCATCAACAACGCTTGTTGTCTTACGAATTATCTTGATTCTCCTCGTCATTCTGCTGCACCTCCGTATATTTCTTTCAGTAACATGGAGGAAACGGCAGCGGATAGCGTTTTTGTGTCGCTCCGGTACTTGTCACGGTTGTCGTACAGTTCTTTCACGGACATAAATGCAAGCAGTTTTTGACGGCTTGTGAGGTTGTTCCGGTCGAAATTCGGAATCAGTTCCGTCATTTCATCCAGTGTCGTGTCAAGCATCAATTCAAGGATTTCAATGTCGTCATCATAGTCGATG